GCAGCCGCCTTGTCAGCAGCCGCCTTGTCAGCAGCCGCCTTGTCAGCAGCCGCCTTGTCAGCAGCCGCCTTGTCAGCAGCCGCCTTGTCAGCAGCCGCCTTGTCAGCAGCCGCCTTGAGGCGCGCGTCGCGCGACGCCTCGCGCTTCTTGCGCAACACGGTCTCGAGGGCCATCTCGTCGGCCCAGCCGGAGTTGGGCACGGGGCCGCGGGAAGGGGTGCGTGCAGAGCGGTCCATGGTCGGGGGCGCGAGCGAGAGTGACGAGGGCACCAACGGCTCGCGACCACCCCCAGGAGCCTCCCGGAACCCGGATGGGTCCCGCGGCTCCAGCCGCCCGGGCCTAGGCCAAGTTGACTACGCGCCGGTGTAGTATCGAGGTCCCTATGGCAACTAGGACGAAGGGTACTAGCACGAACGTGAACAAACGCGCACGTTCCGGCTCGAGGCCTAGCACGTGCTTTGCGCGGTTATAGATGGCTCCGTCTATGCTCTGGCGCTCAACTTGAGGCACCTGTGCATCCTCGAGCCACTCGGATTGATAATTGAAAATGAGTGTGAACGCCACGTAGACCAGTACGACTCCGAGGGCCAAGCGGTGTGTCACGGTAATCGACCCATAAAGATGTGCGAGGATCAGAGCCGTCCCAACGAGCGCGAGCTGCTTGGCCAGTAGACCCACCTCGGGACTCAACGTGTTCATCTTCTCGAGCCACATTTTTGAAGTGAAAATGAATCCGACGAGTGCAATTGCAAACGCCAAGCGCAGGTCCGCCATACTTGCACACAAGATAAAAGACTCGACCGTAGGTCATTCAGTAATGGAGGCTATCGAGGCTGTTGTTGAGCTGGCGAAGGAGCGTGATGAGCTGGCGAATGAGATCGAGGCTTACGAGAAGGTTTTCGAGTCTCTCGTAGGCAAGGATGTGACCATGAGCGTGAAGAGCAAGCGCCACACGCGTTTCGTACAGTGCGTCGTCACGGAGTTTAACGCGGGTGAGGGCTGGGAGCTCACCAATACCGAGACTGACGAGGTTTACATGGTAGACCTGGAGGACTTTGTGAACCGCAAGTTTTGGGTGAACGTGGCGGGGCCGGAGGCGCCCAAGGTGAAGAAAAACGTGTTCTGTCCGGAGCACGACGTGGAGTTCACGCAGACGCCCAACAAGGACCGCCGCCGGGACCGTCAGGTGACGTTCGACCTGTAGGCGCGATGACGCCCCGCCTTGAGCAGTTTATGAACCGTTGGAGCGACCCGAACCGCCCGAAGCTGCTGCCCCTGCCTTGTGCCCTCGCGCCCGCGAACGCCTGCCAGCCCCGCCCGAAGCTCTCCTACGACCTCACCCCAACGAACGCCTGCCAGCCGAAGCCGCAACGCTCAAAGTCTATTTAGCCGCGCGAGGTCCTGTGTAATTTGACAATACGTTTTCACCCCTTCAATCGAACTCAGTGTCGGAAACATCGTCTGCGTAGGCTCCTCCGCGAAGTGTATGGGCGTCCAGTTGTACAGGTGCTTGGGGGTCATCAGGTTCGTAAGCGCATCGTCCACAAATATATAGTGCTTGTCCGACGGAAACGCCGTGTACGCCTTGGCTTCAGGTTTCAGGTACCGACCATCAGAAACCCGAACCTTATCACTTATCGCTCGCATGACCGGACCACTCCATGTCAAGGGAGCATTTGAAAACAAAATTACGTCCCATCCACTTTCACACAAGTCACTCACGTGACCCGCATCCTTCTGAAACTCCGGAGAGTCCAAGTGCTCCCACAAGTGCTTGATCAGTTTTAGTGAATAGACCTCCCGGTCAAAGTCCGACGCGTCGATCCTGAACGAACTCTCGAGCCCCCGGGCCGTGTGGCCGTACGTCCGGTACAGAAGCTGATTCACGCGCTCGGGGTCCTTGCACCTGGGAAGCTTCTGCTGAACATAGTGCACGACATTGTGCTTGACGTGGCCGAGGAGCGTCGGGTCTCTGATGAGCACGTTATCTATATCTAACAAGAGCGTCGGACGGGCCATCTTACGTGCCTAACACGTGTGCCTTTTAAGTGCCTTGGGCCGTAGGTGCAGGCAGAATCGAACAGGTGCCAGGAACCGTACAACTGTACCCAGGAAAGTGCCCTGGCATCCGTACTAATGTACCCAGGTATCGAACACGTCTCATAAAGACTGGCGTCGTGGCTTGTGTACAATGGCCCTCAATGTTACCAAGCTCGTTCCTCAAGCACTTCTGCCTGCTCGCTCGACTCCCACCTCTGCCGGTTATGACCTTTTTGCCGTTGACAACTATGTTGTGCTACCAGGCCGTCGCGTTGTCATCTCGACCGGAATCCGGGTCCAGCTCCCTCTCGGAACCTATGGTCGTATTGCACCTCGTACTGGACTGGCCGTGAAGCACGGCCTCGACACGCTGGCGGGCGTGGTCGACCCCGGCTACGCCGACGAGATCAAGGTCGTACTTCAGAATCATGATTGTATTCAGCCGTTCGTTGTTCGGCCCGGGTACCGTATCGCCCAACTCATTCTGGAAAAGTATGAGGTGGGTGATGTCATTGACGTCACTGTTCCTGGGATGTTCGGTTCGGGCGGTGCGTTGGCCCCGGCTCCGTCCCTCCAGGCGTGTTTGTGAGTTTGTATTGAGTTCATATGAACCATATATTGTTTCGCCGGTCCCAGAAATTCCCGCCAAAGAACCAAGGACCGGCAATTAACACATGACGGACGTCTTTAACCCCTTAGGGCCCTGAGAAACTGCACTTAAACCAATAACTCGTAAATTAAACAATGGAATTCCAAGCGGTGGCTTGGGAAGGTGGCGACTCGGCCGAAGGTCTGTATACGATCCGGATCTTCGGGCGCGCCGCGAATGGACAATCCGTGTCCCTCGGGACGCGGTTCAACCCGTACTTTTACCTCAAGGTGCCTGTGGGGGGTAGCACCAATCAACTCACAGACTTTGTCAAGCAGACATTTTGGAGAGAAATTGTCAAGTGTGACCCCCAAGACTGTAAGGACCTTTGGGGATTTCAGAACGGGGAACTCAAACGCTTTCTGAAACTCGAATTCAAGAGTCAAAAAGGAATGCGCGGGTGTGCATGGGCCGTCGAGAACCAGAAGCACACGGAGCTCTCGGGGTGCCGCGTCTACGAGTCAAACATCGACTCGGTCCTGCGGTTCATGCACTGCTCGGGCGTTTCATCGACCGGCTGGCTCGACCCGGGCCTATGCGAACCTGACTGCGAGTCTACGTGTGAGGTGAACCTGTGGGCGCCGAGCTGGCGACTCATCAAGCCCGTGGCTCGTGACGACATTGCACCCTTGCGCGTCATGTCCTTCGATATTGAGGCCTACTCGAGCACGGGCGCGTTCCCAGACCCCCGGAACCGCGAGGACGTCGTGTTCCAGATCGGCATGACGACGCGCACGTTTGGCTCTGGGGAAGACACGTCTACGACGCGTCGGTGTTTGTGCCTCAAGGAGACCGCGGGCTACGACTCGTTCAAGACCGAGAAGGAGCTCTTACAAGCCTTTGAAAAGTACCTGATCGAGGTGGACCCGGACATCATCACCGGCTGGAACATCTTCGGCTTTGACCTCGAGTACCTGATCACTCGTGCAGTCACTCACGGCTTGGCACCCGTATGGGGCCGCGTGCGTGGCTCGGTCGCCGAGCTCGTGACCAAGAACCTGAGCTCGAGCGCGCTCGGCAACAACGAACTCAAGATGGTGCCTATGAAGGGACGCTACGTGTTCGACTTGTTCCAGGACGTCAAGCGCGAGCACAAGCTCGAGAGCTACTCGCTCAACAACGTCTCCAAGCACTTTCTGAAAGATCAAAAGATAGACATGCCGGTCAAGGAGATTTTTGCGCGTTTTGCATCTGGAGATGCAAAACTCCTGGGCGAGGTTGCAGACTACTGCATCAAGGACACGGAGCTGCCTCACCAGATCATGGACAAGCTGTGCCAGATTCAGAACGCGGTCGAGATGGCCAAGGCGTGTTGGGTTCCTTTGGCGTACCTGAGCGAGCGCGGGCAACAGATCAAGGTCTTTTCACAGATGGCCTACAAGGCTCGCGAACTGAACTTTGTGATTCCCACAATGAAATTTGGCTCCGCCCCTGGCGGCCCCGGGGACGGGTACCAAGGCGCGACGGTCCTCGAGGCGCAGACCGGGGCGTACTACGGGCCGATCACGGCTCTCGACTTTGCGAGCCTGTACCCGAGCATCATGTGCGCGCACAACCTGTGCTACTCGACGCTCGTCATAGACCCCAAGTATGACAACCTACCGGGCGTGGAGTACGAGACGTTCGGGCCGCATCGGTTTGCGCAGACCGCCGCAAATGGTGAACCGATTTGCTCCCTCCTGCCCACCATCCTCACCGACCTCAAGGCGTTCCGAAAAAAGGCCAAGAAGGCGATGGCCATCGCGGAAGGCACGCCAATGGAGGCGGTCTACAACGGCAAGCAGCTCGCCTACAAAATCTCCATGAACTCGATCTACGGGTTCACGGGTGCGTCCAAAGGTATGTTGCCGCTCGTGGCGATTGCAAGCACGGTGACGATGCGCGGCCGCGAGATGATCGAGGAGACCAAGGAGTACGTCGAGACGCACTTCCCGGGCGCCAAGGTGCGGTACGGGGACTCTGTGATGCCCGGGACGCCCGTGCTCGTCCGCTCGGGCGGTGGCGTGGCGAGCGTACGGACCATCGAGTCGCTCGGTTGTGACTGGGTCGAGTATCCAGGGTTCCTCAAGCAAGGCACTGACAAGGAAGAGACGAGTCTCACTGGTGTCGAGGCCTGGACGCATCTTGGTTGGCAACCGATCAAGCGTGTCATCAGGCACAAGTGCCAAAAGAAGATTTGGCGCGTCCTGACTCACACCGGGCTCGTCGACGTGACAGAGGATCATTCACTCCTGGACCCGACGTGCACGTTGCTCAAGCCCACCGAGGTTGCCCCGGGTCAAGAGCTGTTTCACTCGTTCCCTACGACTTCGCAAGGGTCGGCCTTCTCGGACGATTTCTTATTCGTACTCGGCGTGTTCGTCGGTGACGGCTCGTGTGGCCACTATCAGTGCCCCTCGGGATCCAAGGCGACATGGGCGATCAATAATCAGAACCTCGACTTGCTGAACAACTGCAAAGAGATCCTCGATGTGCTCTACCCCGACTATAAGTTCGTCATAATGGACACGCTCGAGAGCTCGGGTGTGTACAAGCTATCGCCGCGCGGTGACGTGGTCGAACTCGTCAAGACTTGGCGCGCCATGTGCTACGACGGACAGTCGAAGAAGGTGCCACTCGAGGCTATGGGTCACGAGTCATTCTTGCAAGGCTTGTGGGCCAGCGACGGGTGCCGCCGTGACAACGAGGTAGGAGGGTGCCTTCGGATCGATACCAAGAATCAGGTTACGGCCCAGTGGTACTACATGTTCCTGACGTCCCTGGGATTCAAGGTGTCTCTGAATACCCGTCAGGACAAAAGCAACATCTTCCGGCTCACGTTTACAAAGTCGTCTTTCCGGAAGAACCCTCACGCCGTCAAGAAGCTTGGGGTCCTCCATGAGTCGTGGGACGGCTTCGTCTACGACCTCGAGACCGATGCGGGAACCTTCCAAGCGGGTGTCGGTCAGATGATCGTCAAGAACACCGACTCCGTGATGGTCGAGTTTGACGTGCAGGGCCGCAAGGGCCAAGAGGCGATCGAGTACTCGTGGGTTCAGGGCGAACGCGCCGCCGAGGAGTGCACGAAGTTGTTCAAGGCGCCGAACGACCTAGAACTTGAGAAGGTTTACTGCCCCTACTTTCTGTACAGCAAGAAGCGCTACGCGGCGAAGCTGTGGGAGTGCCGTCCGGACTCCGAAGGAGTCCTCCGTCCCGTGTTCAAAAAGATCGACATCAAGGGCCTGCAGGTGGTCCGGCGTGATAGCTGTCCGTTCGTGCGCGACACGCTCCGCGGGCTGCTCACACAAGTCCTCGAGTCGAGCGACCCGCGGCCCGTCATCGAGTCGGCTCGGGCCGCCGCCAAGGAGCTCATCAACGGGCGCGTCCCTATGGAACGGCTGCTCATGTCCAAGCAGCTCGCGTCCAAGTACAAGGCGGGCGACGACGGCGTCATCCGCCAGGCCCACGTGGCCGTCCGCGACAAGATGCGTGCGCGCGCACCCGGCTCGGAGCCTCAACAGGGTGACCGCATCGCGTTCGTGATCACCAAGGGTGACGGCGCCATGTACGAGAAGGCCGAGGACCCCGTGTTTGTCCGTGACCACAAGGTACCCATAGACTACGGGTACTACTTTTCGAATCAGTTCAAGAAGCCCGTATGTGACCTCCTTGAGCCGCTCGTTTCTGAGGATACTATTTTTGACAAGAAATTCATGGTCAAGACGGGCAGTACCGTCGAGGTGGAGGCGAAGCGGGCGTTCTTAGCGATGTTTGCAGCAAAAGCGGTGAATTAAGATTTCAGTGGTTCACAGTCACGCGCGCATGGCCCGCATCAGACATGGTGCTTGCAGCGGCGTGGACCCGCAGCGCGGCGCTCGGTGACAGCACGGCGTCACTCTTAAAGGACAGCGAGTTCACGTCGGGGTCGTATTGAACGACCAGCTCCTTGGCACCGGCTAGGAAGAATTCGTCTATGACCGCCGATAACTGGGCCACCAGCTCCGGGCGTGGCACAGACGGGTCCGACACGCCGGTGATTTCCATGGGCGGCCCACCCATGAGTTTCAGGAGCATCATGGTTGAGGGACGTTATTCCTCTTTTCAGGCTACGATTTTTAGCCTAGTTGGGTTCACTTGAGCGCCTTCTTCGGGGTCAAGTGATTCGTCCCGCTGCCGGGTTACACATTTGGCCCCCGTTTTCTATATATTATCCGGGATGCAAGCTCCCGATGGTCCTGATGGGTTTCGAACCTAAAAGAATGATGAGTACTCTTAGCATGGAAAAGGCCATCCTCGACCTGATCGAGGAAGAGGTCACCAGAAGGGTCCACCTACGCATGTCGGTGTCCCTGGAGATGGTCTCACGCCTGTACGACATACCGCTCGAGCGGCTCATCAAGGACACGTCGGGCCTTGAGGTGACATTTTGCAAAGGAATTCTGAGGAACGGCAAGAGGTGCCTCAAGAACCCACAGCCCTGTGGCTACTGCAAGTTTCACATGAAGCAGATGCCGGGTGGTCCGCCGTCGACGACGCCCACGCCCCCAGAGCCTGTTCCTACCGCTCCGTGGGACATCTGACTTAAGGACTAAGCGCTCTCCTAATTTAATGGCCAAATCAGAGGTTCTCCTGTCTAGCCTAAATAGGTTCTTTGAGGTGCCCGAGAATCGCGAGCGTCTACACGACATTCTCGAGCACCGCGCCTCGGGCGTTTCGCTCCGCAAGCTCGAGTGGTTCGTGACCAACTACGCCAAGTCGCAGCACGTCACGTACACGACGCCGGGCGGCAAGATCTTCACGGTCCACGTGGCCTACAAGTCCAGCCTCGACGGGTACTCTAAGAAGCTCTTCGACCCTTTTTGCCGTACGTCGCGCATCGAGTTCCACGGACTCACGACGACCATCGCCCAGCTCAACTTCCTCAAGTGGGTCATCCAGAACGGCATCATCGACCACATTCCTAAGCAAATGGAAGACGCGCAAATCCATTCTGAAATTCAAGAACCGTGTAGCCATAGTAAAACATGTACAGATTGTACCCCTGTATGATCTGGGTCGCGTAACCCGGGACAAAAGACAGGGACAGTGACGTCGTCTGCGAATTAAGCTTTGAAAAATTGAGAAACCCCCCCTGATTGTACTCGGCCGGTGTCAGCCCGAACGAGTACGTGTAGATGTTGCGTGACGGGATGCTCAGTCCGTGCTCCATAGGCTGCTTAAAGGAGTAGTACAGAGACCCCTGGAACGTACTCAGGATATCGATGTTGTTGAGCGTCACCTTGGCGGTCTCGATCACGTCGACGAACGGGTTGGTCGCGTTGTTTGACGACGGGAAGGCGATCGGAGTGCCCGTCCGGATGTAGTCCGTCGTGTAGCCGTAGTTGTACCGCGAATCATAGTACAGACCGCTCGGTGCGCCCGTCGCGTCCGTGACCGACTCGTAATTCTTGTTGCGAAAGAACCAGAACAGGGACTGGACTGGAAAGTTGGCCGTCAACTGAAGCTGGGGACTCCCACCTGTAAAGGCAAGGGTCGACTCCTTCTTGACCTTGTTTACGATGTAGCGCTGGGGGGTGTTGGCGTAGTAAACCTTTTCTGAATTGTCAAGTAAAATCTCTTCAGTCACAAGCTTTGGATTGATAAAGTCGACACCGGGCGACGCGTTTGAGCTCCAAAAGGCGGCCGGGTGGAATGTGAACCGCACATAGAGCTTCTGGTTCCACATGGCGCACAGGGGGAAGTACGGCTTGCGTAGGCGCTCGCGCCCCTTGTTGCTGTGCGAGTGGCGCCGGCAAAAGAAGAACTCGAGTGGACAGACCACATTAATGTTCGACGACACGGGCAAGTTGGAGTTTAGGCCACCCACGAGCGAGTACATACCCTTTTGCTCGTCAGCGTCCAGGAAGCACTGGTCGCGGATCACGTACCAGTCGTCATAGAGCGTCTCTATGACCTGTTCATTCACGAGAAGGTCCACCTGTTTGATGAGTGCCCGCCCGATGTTCTCGTTCAGGAGCCAGTCCTTCCCGGCGGCTGGAATCGTGCAGCTGAAATACATGTTGGACAAAAGGTGCCCGAGCTGCGTCGGCAAGAGCTCCATCTGGACCGTCAGGCCCTGGTACACGGGCTGACTCGGGAAGGGGATGACACGCTGGTACATCACAAAGTTGGTATGTTGCCTGAATTTTGGAGACCAATTGGATTTCTCGTAGGCATTTGAAGTCAAAAACTGGTCCTGGGGTCCGACGGCGAACAGGGACAGGACGGAACCGGCGCTGAACCCACGGTCTTTCACCTCGCGGTACTCCTCCTTGGCGACCGGCGCGTCCTCGATCCCTTCCCCGAGGTTGCGCAGCGGAACGGGCGTACCCTTGCCGCCGATGACGTTCGGGTTGATTTCTACCGGGGCCCGCTCGTCGAGCGCCGAGTTGACGAGCATGGCCGGTTCAAACTCCGTGGTGTAGATCGGCTCGCTGACGATGGCCGGCGCGCCCTTCACCACGACCGGTATCAGGTTCGTGACGGTCGGTGCGCCGTCGAGCATCTTGAGCGTCGCCTGGTACGTTGAGACGGCGGTCGGCGGGGCTCGGCCGAGTTGTGTGGCGAGCTGGGCCTGGTACTCCATCTGCGTCGAATCGACCCCGGAAGCTTGCTCCTCAGAGAAAGCGATAATCTCAGCCGCTCCGACGGTCGGAAGGCCGTTCACGAACCACCCGATAGCGGTCCCTTGGGGCGGCGGTGCGCTAAAGTTGAACACGGGGTAGCCGTTCGGCGGCACGATGTACGAGCCGTATATGGGGCCCGTGCGTTGCTGCGTCGGGTACTGCGCCTGGCCCGGCGGATAAAGGAAGCACCCGATCGAGTACTGGACCCCTTCGACCACCTGGCGCGTGTCCGATTGAAACCTGAAGGTCCAGTTGTAAGGCTCGTTGACGAGCGAGGAGGTCTTTGCAGTTCCCGGTACGTCCGCCGAGTCAACAACCTGAATGGTGCCAATCATGCCATTGAGCCCCACGACGTTCCAGCCTTTACCCACGTTGAAACCCGGCCACGAGGTGGTTGCATAGAACGTAGCCTCAGTCGGCCCCGTCACCTTATAGAACCCACTGACATCGATCGGCCGTTGGGGTGGTGTGGTCGCCATGCTCGGCGCGCTCACAGAGACGGCCGGCGGGGGCGCCGTGGTCGCGGGTGCGGTCACGCGCTGCACCACCTTGGCCACGTCAGGTCGAGCCATAAAGTGCCCTTGAATCCGGCGCTCTAGGTCGAGCACGTGGCTCCGATTTAACAAGTCAATCGCCTTGGACTTGACGACGTCCAACGCTTGACCAACGGTCATCCTGTCGGTCCTGTTAGGTCCTTGAGGTTATTTTTCCACATCTGCGTCACACTCGTCGCTTTGAGCGTGGCGCGCTCAGTGGTCTTGGTGGCACAGAGCGCTTGGAGCTTCTGGACCTCCTCCTTCGTGTACTGATACGTCTTGATGTCCAAGAGCTTCGGCCACGTGTCGGCCGCGAACGCGTTAGCCTTGAACTGCTCCTCGATGGACACCTTGGACGCGTTGAAGACCACAAACTTCTGTACCGTCACGAGGCCAATGAACCGAGCCTTTTCCGTGAGCCACTGAATCTCCGTGTCGAGCTGCGCGAGCTGCCACGCCTTGCGTCGCTTGAAGGCACCGAGGCGAACCTCTACGTAGTCGACCAGAATCTCCTCCGGGCTCGCATAGTGCTTGACGGCGCCGTTCGGCGCGATGAGGTGCATGTTGCTCGTGTGAATCGTCTTGGTCAGGCCCAGCTCCTTGACGGGGTCTTCCCACGCGCCCGAGATCCCACCCCAGATGAAAAAGTCAGGGCTGGTCTCAGTCGAGTGATTCTCGTACTTTTGGATCGTGCCCTTCTCGACCAGATAATCCAGGTGCTCCTTGAAATCCTGGATCCACTTGCCAGGTGGCAACTCCGTAACGTGCCACCGACACCCCTCCTCACCTTGAACCACCCCCTCTAGGACCCATGTGTGCTCCTTCGTTTGCTTGACGGCCCCCTTGAACCCCTTGAAGTGCGGAACCATAGGCACCGTCGGCTTCTGGTCAAGCAGGTTCACTATGTTTTGGCGGACCGCGTCATAGTCGAAAGGTGGTACGTAGCAGCTGAAGCCTGTGCCGATACCCTCCGCGCCGTTGACTAGGATCATGGGCACCACGGGTGCGTAAAACTCGGGCTCGACCGTCTGACCGTCGTCCACCACATACTTGAGCACGGGGTTGTCAGCTGGGTCAAACACCTTCTTCGTCACCGGGTTGAGGCGCGTGAAGATGTAACGGGCGCTGGCTGCATCCTTGCCACCCGCGAGGCGTGTGCCAAACTGACCCGAAGGTTCGAGCAAGTTCAGGTTATTCGCGCCGACAAAGTTCTGGGCCAGGTTGACGATGGTGCCCTGCAGACTCGCCTCGCCGTGGTGGTACGCCGTGTGCTCCGCGATGTAGCCTGCGAGCTGCGCCACCTTCATGTCCTGCGTCAGGTTCTTCTTGAGGCACGCGTAGATCACCTTGCGCTGCGACGGCTTGAGACCGTCGACGACGTGAGGAATCGAACGCTTGATGTCCTCGGCGCTGAAGTTGGCCAGGTCGCGGTGCACAAAGTCGGTCACGCCGAGCGTCTGGACCTTGCCGTACGGAATACCGGGCGGCGGCGCAGCCATGTGCGTCGTGAGCCACCCCTTGCGGTTGTCCGCGTGGGACTTTGCAAAGGCTAGGACCATGGACTCGTTCATCGCCGCGTCACCCGTGAAGGCGACCGTCAGCTCCGCGATGCGCCGAAAGTACTCGCGGGCCTCTTCGCTCGTCGAGGTACCCAGACCCTTGTAGTACTTGACGCCAGGGCCCTTTGGAGAGGCTCCGCCTGCGTCAGTCGCAAGCGACTGACGGTAGCTTTCCTCACTGAAGTACCAAACCTTGCCCGCCTTGATCACGGGCGTCACCATCGACACGACAAAGCCGAGCTCGATGAGTTGAGGCCAGTACACGTGAAACATGTTGAGCACGAGCCCCTTGATATGGGACCCGTCCAGATCCGCGTCGGTCATGATCATGAGGCGCCCGTAGCGCAGGTCACACAGGTTCGTGTAGATTTTGCCGTGCTGCAAACCCAGGATCTTCTTGATGGCCGAGAACTCCTCGTTGTCCGTCACCTGCTTGACCGACGCGTCGCGCACGTTGCGTGGCTTGCCGCGCAGGGGGAACACGCCGTACGAGTTGCGTCCGACCACAGACAGGCCCGCGATGGCGAGCGCCTTGGCCGAGTCACCCTCCGTGACGATTAGCGTGCACTCCGCGCTGCGGTGCGTACCGGCCCAGTTGGCATCGTCGAGCTTCGGCACACCCGTCACACGGCTCTTCTTGGTACCGTCCGTCTTCTTGAGCTCTTTGGTGGCAGCCGCCGCGCCGAGCGCTTGGAGGTCCGCGAGGACCCCTGTTGCCAACAGGTCCTTGATGAATTTTGGCTTGAAATCGATGGGGTCTGAAATCTTGGAAGTGCATTCCGCCTTGGTCTGGCTTGAGAAGGTTGGGTTAATGATCACGGCCCGGACAAACACGAACAGGGCCGCCTTGACTTGAGCAGGGCGCACGCTCAGTCCCTTGGTCGACAGGATTGCATCTGTGAGACTCTTGGTCACCTTGTCCACGTGGGTACCACCCTTGGTCGTCGCAATTCCATTCACAAAAGAGACTTGCTGGAACGCGCCCGAGTCGGAGTGGCCCACGACAATCTCAAACGCTCCACACTTGGCCGATACGAGCGGCTCGACGCCCACGTGCATCTGCGCAAACGCCTCGAGCGTGGGAACCTGGAGGTGCGTGCCGTTGTACGACACCTTGGCCTTGGCGCACCACAGCGCCGCGTCCCACGTGCGCTTCTCGACCACATCGAGGAACGCCGGGTCGTCCGCGGGTGTGCCGAAGCGGGCCCAATCGGGCACGAACCCGATCGTCACGGAAGGGGGTGACGCGCTCGGGGCCATCTCGGGCGGCTCGACGCGGCTCATGTTGTCGTGCCAGACCTGCGTGTAGCGCTTCTTGCCGTCAGTAATCTCGACCCAGAACCGCTTGGAGAACACGTTGGTCAGCTTGGCACCGTAGCCGTTGCGGCCTCCCGTCACGCGCTCCTCCTCGTCGTTATAGTTGGAGCTCGTCAACAGGTGCCCAAAGATGAGCTCTGGGATCCAGAGCGGGGCGCCCCCGGGACCCTTCTCGGTCTCGTGCTTCTTGATCGGTACACAGACTCCTGAATTTTTGACTGAAATTGCAGAACCTTCGGTCCTGACTGAAATCTCGGTAACCTTCTTGGGGTGCAGGGACCACTGGTCGATGGCGTTGACCAGAATCTCGTCGAAGATCTTCACGAGTCCTGGTGAAATAGAAAGTTCAACGAGCTTGAAGTGGTTCCCGTCGCGGACCCAGTGGGTGCCAGTTTCGCGAGCGAGGGAGCCGACATATGCATCCGGGCGGGTGGTGATGTGCTCTAGATGACTGAGTCGCTTGTATTGTGTCATTTCATATGCTAATCTCATTGCGTTCATTTTCCTTAACAGCGCATTCTTCAGTACCGGCTCTTCGCTTTCTCGCTTGACTAAGTTTCGCCCGATGTTCAGGAGTGAATACTCGACCTTTCAGAGAAGCGCTTCTTTTAGCACGAGTTTCATCTGAAACCAACCGCCCCTTCATATTTTCATGTAGCTTTTGCAAGTGTAATTTCTGTTCATCAGAAAGTGGAAGCCCCTTTCTGGCTTTACTCATCTTTGTACGATGTTCAAGAGTGAGAGTACGACCTTTTGCTGCTATACTCAGCTTCTGTCGTGTTTCATCAGTCGGTTTATATCCCTTGTGTGATTCACTAAGACGTTTTCGCGTCTCTTCTGATATTACGCGCCCGGTCAACGCCAAGCTCCTCTTGAGCCGCGTTTCAACCGAAGGATTCGTGAGTGCTTCACTCATCTTTTGTTTGGATTCCTCCGAATGTCTGCCACCCGAACCACCGCCGTCTTTTAGGTTGTACCCAGACGGGCTCAATGCATCAAATAAACCTATCAACTCGGTTTCGTACTCGTCAAGTTCTTCTTGTGTGCATTCACCTTCCCATAGAATTTCGATCTTGAAATTCTCCTTCCCGTGGGCCTGTATCGCGTTTCGCAACTTCATGCATTTACTATTAAGGGAGCAATGACCCTTGAACCTTTCTTCTAATGATCGCCACGTTTGTCCGATGTATGCTTTATGGTCAAAGTTGTTCGATATCTTGTACACCTTGCCAGTCATCTTACTATGGCCTGAGAAAAGGTTCAGGCGTGGCCTGACGCCTCAGGCGGCCGTTTAAAAAAATCATGGGCCGTCAATATGGAAGTAACTATTAATGGTATACCTGTTGAGAAGCTTTTAGAGATTTACGAAAAATATGGGGGCTCGATCGAGAATATTAAAGCCCGTGATGCCAAGTACCGAGACGCCCACAGGGAAGAGCGGAACCAGAAAGCCAGGGAATATTATAAACGTCGAAAGGAGGCTCAGGCGGCTCCTGATACGCGGGTTGAGAGATAGGTGACGCCTAACGCACAGGCACTTGATTTAGCGCCGGTTTCGAATAAAACAAGCCACGAGAATGGCCAAGAGTGTCACCACAAGCACCCACAGAGGCGGGTCTGAGCGTTTCGGCGCGTCTTCACACGTGGACCAGAGTTCAAAGGCCTGTTCGAACGTCACAGCCTTCTTACCGATGCGCTCGTTGACGATGTTGTGCACGTCGACGGACCACTTGAAGAACACGAGCGGCGGACCCTCCTTCGGCGGTGGCACGAGCGCAAGGACCTCGCTAAAGTGGTGCCGGCACGCGGGGCAGGGTAGGACCTCCGTAAAACTCTGGATGAAGGCCTGAAGTGACGTGGCGTCACTCGCGTAGAGACAGGCCAAGTGGAGGGACCCCCAAAAGTAGGGTCCGAATTTTTGAGGGCAAATACCCATCCTACCAGAAGATGAGATAAAAAAACGTGTCTTGTACCGTACAAGGACCACGCGCCCCCACCCTCATCACTCGCTCACACAATGGCCTCCCGCGCTCGTCCCGTGCCTACTGTCGCCGCGCCCAAGCCTCCGCCGCCCCCGCCCAAGGGCAAGGGCAGCCCGCTCTGGCACAGCTTGTACGCCGACGCGCAGCTGCTAGGCCACCCCGAGCCCGAGCGCTGGGCAGACTCGGCCCTCCGGCAACGCGAGCGGACCCTCGAGGTCCAGAGCAAGAAGCACACGCTCAAGGTCCTGGGACCGAGCGAGATCCCCAAGGCTCCCGGCGCACCCGCACCCACCGCAGCGGCCCTCGCAGCGCGCTGCGCGGCCAAGACCCTCGAGGGCAAGCCCTGCGCCTTCAAGGCGACGTGCGGCGCCTTCTGCAAGAAGCACTCCACAAATAATCTGAAGCTAGTGTAATGGAGACCTGGAACTGGAATTACGTCTGGGCTGCGCTAGCCATCAACTTCCTTATCGTCACGATCGTCCCTCGTCTCTTCAAGAAGCCGACAGGCATCCAGGTCGTGGATGACACCATTTTGTACCTGAACTCGACCAAGGGCTTTATGCTGTCCTCGAGTATTGTGATGGCCCTGACCGTTTACGGTGCGTGGTACTGGGTCGAGTCTGCTGAAACGGGCTCCGTGGTGAAGGGCACCCCGGCGTCCAAATTTTAAATGTCTGGTCCCATTAATGAATAACGCGCTACCCAAGATTGCTACTGCAAACCAGCAGCTCGGTGTTGCGGCCGCCGCGAACCAGCAGATCGCCGCGGGTAACAACGTCGCGGCGAACGTGAAGCGCGTGAACGCCGCCAACAACAAGGCGGCGAACAACTTCATGGCCGGTGCGGCCGCGCTGAACAACTCGGCGAGCCGGAGCATCAACGCGCCAAACTCGTTCAAGAACAAGCTGCGCAAGGCGGCCTCCTTCTTCGAGCAGGCGGCTATGCACGCCCTGACGAACAAGCCGCTGAACGCCGCGCGCTCCGCAGGCAACGGGATCCGGAACCTTCCTACGATTCAGCACTGAACCGCTCACGGACCTCGTCCATGAGTTTGTGCGTGTGCCCGTGGTCCCAGTGCGTGACGCGCCGGTCGTAGCAGTCGAGCATACACGCCACCAGCCTCTGGGGGTCCGGGTGGCCCCACTCGTCCTCCTTTCGGAACAAGAAATCGTCAAAGCCTATGGGACCGCGCGTACACGGCACGACCCACGGCGTGTCCACGTACTCTTTGAGCCCACCAAAGTCCGTGATGACCACAGGCTTGCCACGTACGGCCGCCTCGACCGCCCCCATTCCGACCCCCTCGGAGTGCGAGCAGTTGACATAACAGTGACACGAGGCGTGGACGCGCTCGAGCGCCTCGACGTCCAAGAGTCCGTTGATGATGACGACGCCCGGAACCTGCCACGTCACGGGCTGGAGGCACGTCGCCTTGAGCACCAGCCGCACGTTCGGTGCCCTGGCCCGAACCTCTTGGAAGCAATTTATCAATTGAATTATGTTCTTCCGGGGATCCATGACATTTCCGATCGTGTAGAATGTGTATGGGGACGTGTCCCGAAGGGACACAGCCTGCGGTTTTTCAAAAGTCCAGTGTCTGAACAGGATCCACTTTACCGATGGAAATTGCTTCTCTAGAATTCGTCTTGAAAATTCCGATGGGACAAGAACCTCTGGAAACCTTTTGAACAATTCGTACTTTGAATTCACAGGATCAGTCTCACAGACAGTCATGACTTGGACCCGGTTACACAATTTTGCAACAGAATCAAACAGGGTCATGTGGTCCTCGAGTGGGAGGAGGAAGGCAAAGCCTCGGTCATACCGGGTCTTGAGGGGCTGGGCCCCGAGGACCACGTACTCGGCCTCGTGTCCTAGGGACTGCACACACTTGAGGTACTGGAGAGTCACCTGGCCTATACCAGCCAAGGGGTTCGGGCCTATAAAGAGCCATGAGGGGCCCATAATACTTGAGGACGCGAGAACCTTAAGCTGTATTAAGCATTCTTGTAGAACTCGGCAAGGACTATCTTATTATAACCCGGTGGGAAGGCGTCGTACATGTACTTGAAATACCCGACGAGCTCAGGTGAAATGTCTGATCGGTGCAAACCTTGAGCATGTCCCATGCATATCACGTCATACATCATACGCATGTTCTCCTGGTTATATAGCCAGTTAGGCGGATCAGGGATGCCATGACAACCGCCACCCATATCAGTCCACATCTTGCGCGCGATTATCATCTTTGCCTCATGGTTCGGATCCATCTTACCTTTCCACGCGCGCGTCCTCCTTAAGCGCGCCTCACTCGAACCTCGACGCTACATACCTGAGCCAAGCAACCCTGAACTCGATCGGATTCCTGATCAAAATTGTGAGAAGGACTTCGCGTCCGAAACGCCCGAGTGGGATACCCCACACGAGCCAAGAAGTCAGCCGGGCGCTGAGCTCCATTAGCATTTGAAAACAAAATATGGACCGTCAGAAAACTTATCGACCCAGTACCAGATGACCATAGTGAATGTCTTGATGATGACCATGGCCGAGCTCTTTGGCAATACACACCTGAAATGGTTCAGTGACAGCAGAGGGCGGGGTTCACCCGCCCTCGGGCACCTGGCCATCGGCGTCGCGGCGTACCTGACGGTCATTTTCTTCCTGACTAGGGCCTTTGCAAGCCAGAGCATGATGTGGACCTGTATCATGTGGGAGGCGATGATCGTGATCGGGGGTGCGCTCACGGCCTATCTCGTCTTTGGTGAAACGTTTGACCACTGGATCCAGTGGCTCGGCATCCTACTCGCCCTCGGTGCAGCCCTGTGCGTTAACTATCGTTGCTCCACGTGAAGAGGTAGTTGTGCTCCGGGCGCTCTTGAGCGCTGTAGCCGAGGCCCTGAAGAAACTCGGGGATCGGGCTCTTGTCATAGCCGAAAATCTCGACGTACAGCGCCGGGTGCCACTCGCGGATCGTTCGCTCGGCCCCCTTGAGCACCTCATACTCGTGACCCTCGACATCAAGCTTCATCACGCTCGGTTGGCCGTTGTACACGTCATCGAGCCGACCGAGCTGGACCTCGATCGGCTCGGGCGCGTGGCGCGGCGTGAGCGTCAGGGACGTGCCACCGTAGTTGCACCACGCGCCGTCGGGCAAGGGCTTGAACATGAGCGTCGACGTCTCGGCGTCAGAGAGTCCGAAAGGGTGTGTGAAGATCGGGTTCAGAAGGGAGTCGCGGTTCTGGGCGACGTTGTGCGTGATGAGCGAGTGGTAGACCGGCTCGAACGTGTGGACCGGGCCATAGTCTGAGAACATGAGCGCGTTCCAGCCTATGTTTCCACCGACATCGATGATGTCCGTCCCGGGTTTGTAGATCCAGGGTAGGTCCTTGCGCATCCACCCGTCCCACTCGAGGCCCTGGCGCAGCGTGTACCCTATGTACTGGTCATCCTCGATGACGCTCACCGTGAACCGACCGACGGTCGCGTCGACAGTTTCAAAACTCATCTTTGTAGTCTAAAGGTCACGAAGCTTTAGACTGCAATGGACAACTTCCACAAGCACGTGTTCAAGCGCCTCGATAACCTCGAGGCTGAACTTCACGAACTCCGCGAGGTGACGTGGCCCGTCGCCCAGGGTCTCTCTGATAATCGGGTCGGTGGGCCCTTCAAGAATTTCAAGGCAAAATTCCGGTTCTTCAGATTTTTGGCGCTCGACGAAATGCGCAAACTTCTCAGACTCAAGGAGAGATTCATGGGCCTGCCAGAAGACCTAGCCGACGAAGAGTATCGACAGATCCGGGCAATGGAGCGTTTGACGGGCGAGGAAGCAGTCTAGTCGCACCGTCCGTGTGGAGGCCCTGCGACATGTAGTCCGTAAACTTGGCGAGTGACTCGCCGGCGAGCTGTGCGTCGCGCGCATGGGCATACGTCGTCATCTTGTTCCAGACGTGCGCTGGCGTGCCAAAGCTGCTCAAGTGCCACCCTGCATACGTCACCACCGGGAACTTCCAGCGGTTGTCCCGCAGGTGGTTCGGGCCAACGTGCTTGAACATATCCACGTTCGTGATGACCGTGCCGAACCACGGCTCACCCGTGTAGACGTAGTCGAGCGAGTACTCAAACATCCACATATGGACCGACGTAATGATATGGCCCAGGTTCTCGAACGGCACGCGCGTCATGTCCGGAATCTCGTCAACGTCAGACAACATGATGATCGCCTCGGAGGGTACGTCATCAAGGCCGCGCACGATCGCTGCGCGTTGGTACTTCTCACGGAGCCACGGGTCGGTGCCCTTGGGCGACTCGTCGGCCGTCACGACCACGTGCTCAATCTTGTGGAGCCACTTGGCGTACCGGTCTTTATTGGCCGCAAAGAACAGCTCCTTTGGGCCACCTGCGTGGTTCACCTCGGACTCGACAAGTACGAACTTGTCCACATACTCGTCAAGCACCTCAAGCCGGAGCTCGAGCACGTCAAACTCGTTGTAGAACATGAACGTGTCGATCAGCATTAGGGGTTTTGTAGCGCATATCCTTAAGTTAAAGTACTTGACCTCGACCCTATGAGATGCGCTTCGCAGTGTGCTCGCTCGCGACGGGCGAAGAGTACAAACGGTCGGTCGTTTTGTGCACACTGAGCCAGGTTCGCCACGCCAAGACGCACGGTTACACGCGCATCACCGAAGACTTGCCGTTCGACGCGGTGCGCCGCGAGCTCCAATGGGCCAAGGTTCCTTTGCTTCAGAAACACTTGGCCGACTGGGACTGGCTCGTGTGGCTCGACGGTGACGTGCTCATCACGAACCAGGAACGCAAAATTGATGATCTCGTAGAGCTCGTGCAGCCCGGTAAGTTTCTCTTTGTCGGGAAAGATTTCCAGGGATTGAACTCGGGTGTATTTTTCATCAAGAATTGTCCCTTGGCACACGACTTTCTCGCGGACGTGTGGGCCTTTCAAGGCTACGATCGGGCGTTGTTCCATGAACAGACCGCCATGGACAATCTGATTCAGACACCGAAGTACAACGCGGGCGTCCAAGTGGTCCCTCATGAGTTTATCAACATCATGAACGCGTACGACTATCGCATGGACCCAAAGGTACACTGGTTGCCCGGTGATTTTTGTGTCCACTTTGCGGGCGTCCGTGGTGAAGGCCGTGACCACCTTCAGAATCTTTACACGAAATTCTCATCGACCGACCCTGCTAGCTTAGCGAGAGTTAAAGCTTATGTCGAGTTTCTTAAGCAGAATGGGGACTGTTCACACTCCTAATGGCATCTTCAAGCTCCATGACGAGGACATTTATATCAAGGCACATATGAGCCAAGGCCAGGTTTACGAGAATCACATCATCAACGGGGTTCTCAAGCAGTACATCGCCAAGTCCCGGTACATAGTTGACGCGGGTGCAAATATCGGCTGCCACGCGATCAGCTACGCCAATATGAACAAGGATGCCGAAGTCTGGGCGTTCGAGCCTCAAAAGAGCGTGTTTGACGTCCTGAGCCACAACATCAAGGTGAACGCTCTGAGCGAGCGCGTGTACGCGTTTCAGCACGGCCTCGGTCACGCAAATAAGACCCTGAACCTGTGCAAGCTTGACGAGGTGTTTGACGAGCGGCGCCAGGGCTTCAATCGCGGCGGGGTCCGCCTCGGTGAGGGTGGAGAAACGCTCGAGATCAAGACGCTCGACAGCCTTGACATACCCGGCCTTGATTTTTTGAAGATTGATGTGGAGGGTGCAGAAGGCCTCGTCATCGAGGGGGCCACCGAAACGATCAAAAAGTACCGGCCCATCGTATTTTTCGAACATAATTCACAGACAATCGACCCCAAGCTCGTGGGGCTTGAGCATGTTCCGTCGCCGTTCTATGCCCTGAAAAAGCTGGGCTACCATGTGTTCACGCACATCGACTGGGACAACTATATCGCGCTCCCGTGGGACAACCTCGTGTACCGCATGCGCGACAGTTAAGGGCTCCGAGCGTGCCTTGAGCAATGTGCGGCATCTTTGCCCTACACGGGTCGAAGCACAAGCTCCCCAAGGTTGATATCCTCAAACACCGCGGGCCGGACGGAATCACCTGCCGACACGTGAAGGACACGTACCTCGAGTTCTATCGCTTGGCCATCAACGGCGGCCCGGGCCCAAAAGACCCCATCGAGTACAAGGGTCGCCACCTCATCGCGAATGCCGAAATTTACAACTACATGGAGCTCGGCGGCGTCGAGGGCGCCTCGGATTGCGAGGTCATCTTGCCCTTGATTTATGAGCACGGATTCATTCGGGCCCTGGAGCTCATGAGCGGCGACTTTGCCTTGGTGTTCACGGACGGCACGCACGTGTGGGCCGCACGCGACCGTATCGGCGTTCGGCCGTTGTTCTATACGCGCCCGGGCCTCACGGGAATTGCGTTTGCGTCCGAGGGCAAGGCTCTGACGCACTTTGGTACGGAGATCAAGGCGTTCCCCCCGGGCCACTTGTACGACGGCCAGCTCGACGCGTTCGTGTGTTGGGCCTCAAACTACTGGGACAGCCCGCGCAACGACGATGACGTGGAGCACGTGAAGGACCACATCAAGACGCTCATGTTCCAAGCGGTCGAGCGCCGCGTCACCACGAGCGAGCGTCCTGTCGGCTTTTTCCTGAGCGGCGGCCTCGACTCGTCCATCGTGGCGGCAATCGGCACGAAGCTTATGGGACCCATCAAGACGTTCTCGATCGGCCTCAGGGATGCGCCCGACCTCTTGGCGGCGCGTGAAATGGCCGCCTTTCTCGGCTCGGAGCACACCGAGGTCATCTTCACGGAAAAGGAGGGCATCGCGGCCCTACGTGACGTCATCTGGCACCTCGAGTCATATGACACGACGACCGTACGGGCCTCTGTGCCCATGTTCCTGCTCAGCAAGTACATCGCGGCCAACACCGACGTCCGCGTCATCTTGAGCGGCGAGGGCGCCGACGAGCTGTTCGGCGGGTACCTGTATTTTCACGACGCACCGAGCGAGGCAAAGTTCCTTCAGGAGACGTGCCGGCTCGTGCGTGACGTGCACATGTTCGACGTGCTCCGGGCCGACCGGTGCACGGCTGCCCACGGCCTGGAGCTTCGCGTGCCGTTCTTCGACCGCGACGTGGTCGATTACGTGATGGATGGTTTCCGGCCCGCGCTCAAGATGCCAAAGGGTGGTTTTGAGAAGTCGCTCCTCCGCGAGGCGTTCCAGGACATGCTCCCGCTCCAGATTGCGTGGCGCCAGAAGAACGGCATGAGCGATGCGGTTGGCTACTCGTGGGTCGATGCGCTCCGCAAGACGGGCGAGCACTATCAACGCACTTTCCGCGAACTATTCCACCGGCCCGAGAGCACCGTGCCGTACAAGTGGATGCCGCGTTGGTCCACAGCGACCGATCCGTCTGCACGGACCTTGATCCATTTCAACGACAATTAAATTGTTGCTCCAGATCAGTTAGCGAAGCAACGATGGTCTTCTCCGAAACCATCTTGCCGACCGGCAAGGTGCTCTTTAAGGGGCTCGAGCGCTTGGCGTGTAGCGTGCTCCTTCGGGACACGCGCGCCTTTTACCTCACAGAGAGTGCCAAGACGGCCGGCAAGTACGGTCGGGTCTGCAAGTTTAGGGCCAAGAAGACGCTCCGGCTCTTCGACCTGACACACGCCAACGTGGAGAAGCTGCTCAAGAGCGGGTACCCTCTGTCCGAGATGACGCGGAGCCTGCTCCGACTCGCCTTGGGCACTGGGATCACGGTCGGGCAACAGGCTGCCGCCGCCAAGCTCATTTTCGGAAACAAAAATGCAGGCTCTTTGCCCACCACGGGCAACAAGCGCCCGGGACAGCGTCTGAGTTACACAGCCCTGAACAAGATTGCATTCTCTAATTTGTCTTCAGAATTCCTAAACAAGGAGGGTTATGACGGGTATTATGCACCTGACAAGCGTTCAATTTTTCACGATGGACAATTCCACTCTGAAATTCTGTTGAACAATGCGTACCAGTGTATCGAACGGTTGGTCAAGGGCGGGGCCGCACCCGTCATTTCACACCGGTCGTTCAAGTGGGCTCTTCCCCGCCTCTTTATGGAGTTTAGCAAGGGCACGAGCCGTCTCGTCCGCCCGTACGGCGGCGGGCTCACGGTGTTCTGTACCGGCGGCATGGCGGTGCGCCTGTACCTGCAGACTCGTAAGCAAAAACTCAAGGCTCGGATCCGGAAGACGAGCGACTTTGACTTTACATTTGCGGTCCCGCGCCAGCTCCGGTCTGACGAGCAGGTGTCGTCGTACGCACTCAGTATGAAGACCATCATGACCCGGCACTTGATGGCGTTCGTGCGGTGGCTCAATCGGCTCTACGCTGGCGTGAACGCGCGGCTCAAGGTGACGAGCCTCGTGCGGTCGCCCTACGACAACCCGCGCGTCCAGATTCCGTCTACGGGCCGACGGGTCTACCAGGTGATCACGTACCAGGTGGTGACGGGCCGGGGCGAGGCGGTCGATCTGGTCGACACGGCGCTGGCCGTGTACCCGGGCGCGTCGCGCGACATGCTCCACCTGCCCTTTTCTATGCGGCTCGGTATCCCCATCCAGCGTCTGCGGTACCAGCTCAAGGACTCGGCCGCACTGCTCTCGGGGTCTATGATTTCCAAGGGTCTCATTTCACATAGAAATCCCATCACGGGTAAGGTGAAGGCCAAGGGGATGAAGAACGCAGAACGGGTCCTGGCTCTTCTGCGCATCGTGGGAGGACGCAAGAAATACTACAAGGACCTCGTGCCGTTGGCGCAAAAGGCTGTACCCCTACTGAACGGCGTGTTTGCAGGCAACCTGAAAGAGTCGCGCGCGCGGGCCAGGAACGTGGACAAGGCGCTCAGGCGTATCAAGTGAGGGCGAGTCCCTCCCGCGCACTCACGACCCCCCACGGTGGGGCCCTACGGTCGGCACGTGCCGACCGAAAAAACGTGTGTTGTACACGTCACTTAGAGTCTGCCGGTCCTCTCAATCAACCAGCGCTCTCCGGTCCTCCAACCGACCACACTTAAACACCTCAACCTCTCTACCTCCAAGTACCAATGGCGGCCTCGACCTTCTCCCAGGCTGTTGACTGCCTCGTCCGCGAGCGCGACGAGCAGTTCCTCAAGCGGGTCTCGGTCGACTACAACCTGGACCTCGAGGAGCTGCGCGCCAAGTACATCGAGACTGCTGCGACTGCTATCAAGATCCCCAAGGTCTACAAGCCTCGCGCGCCCAAGGCGGTGACGGTGGTGACCGAGGGGTCCGAGCCGGTCACCAAGGCGCCGAAGGTGCCCAAGGCTCCCAAGGAGCCCAAGGTGAAGCAGATCTGCACGGCCTGCACCTCCAAGAAGGAGCCCTGCAAGTTCAGCGCCATCAAGGGTGAGGTTTTCTGCAAGCGCCACCTGAAGCGCTCCCTGGACGAGTCCTCGGACGCGCCCAAGGAGCCCAAGGCTAAGAAGGCCAAGAAGGGTCCCGAGCCGGTGCACACGCACCCGCTGACCACGGTGACCGACGAGGCCTGCGAGCTGTGCCAGTCGCATGGCAACCCGCTCGCGGGCGCGGCCATGGAGTTTGAGCTGGTGCCGGCGCCCACCGGCCCGGCCTGCGGCCCGGTCAAGAACCTGACCACTGCGCAGCGCCTCGCGGCCCTGCTCGCTGACTCGGACGACGAGTCCGATGAGCCGGTGGCCCCCGAGGCCGAGGGACTCGAGGCCTTCGAGGACGAGGACGAGGCGGACGCCGAGTCGGAGGATGAGTCCGACGCTGAGCCGGACGCCGAGTCGGAGCCCGCCGACGCTGAGGAGGCTTACGAGGACGAGTAGCGCGCTAGCTCCGCCTTGAGATAGGCAAACCCGTTATTGTGTAATTGAAACAAGGTTACCAACCACAGTGTCACGAGCAACGTCCAAACGAATAGGTTCTCCTCCCGGCGCGTCTTGAACCGATAAACGGGTCCCACGACCTTTCCAAAAAACGTATCTTCGTCCTTGCTCTTGCCAGTCACCACCTTTTCAATCTCCGTCAATGCACAGACCGTCTGATTCGTGATCCAGTGCAACATAATAAAAGGCACGATCACGAGGTGCAAAGTCATGAGATATTGACTCCCTGAAAACGGGGCTAGCAAGAGAAATAGAACCAGAATTGCGTGAATGATATTTATCAAAGGTCCCAACATCTCTTAGTGGATCGACATAAAAAAACGTGTCGTGTACCAACCAGTCCCCACTCCCCCCAGGTACCAAACAACCCACTCACGATGCAGCACATCCGTCCTATCCAGCGTAAGCGCGCCGTTGTCGTCGCGTTTCAGGTCCCTCAAGCCGTCCCCCGAGATGCGGTGGGCATCGTGGCGGACCTCGCTGCGGCCATGCGCGCGCCCGCGCCCGTGCACGCGCGCCCTACCGAGTGGACCCCGCCGAGCGAGGCTGAGTTCCTCGCCGAAAAGACCCTACACCCGGGCGAGCGTGAGGCTTACCTCGCGCGCTGCGAGTCCTGGTATGCCGCGCACCCGCAGCACGTCCGGGTCCTGCGCCCTCCGGCCGAGCCGGTCGACACGGAGCTCGTCGCGGAACTCTTCATGAAGTACAAGACCGTGCTCGCGCCCTTGGCGAAGCGCGCAGCCACGTGGCGCGCTGCAGGATACAGTGATGGAAAGGTGCGCAAGGCGCTTGCGTACTACAAGCGTATGGAGGACACCTCGGACGAGCGTCAGGCGGCGCTCGACTCCATCTTCGCGCGCTGGCCCGCGGCGAGCAAGCCGACCCCCAAGCCCAAGAAGGTGATCAAGGCCGTAAAGAAGAAGCTTATTTAGAGGACAATGGGACCCGCTGGGCAGAGCTGGGCGGACATGACCGACGACGAGCCGCCGCCTCCGCCGCCGCGAGAACCTGGCCGGTCCAAGCATGGAATTAAAGTCACCGTCCCACTTAAAACCGTCCCCCCTAGTCTCCCCAAGGACGATGAGCTGCGACGTGTGCTGTGAGACGTTCAACCGGTCCACGCACAAGTTGTGTCCTTGTCCGTATTGTCCCTTCAAGGCTTGTGCCGAATGCGCCCATCGCTACCTCCTCGAGACGACCCAGGATGCGCACTGCATGTCGTGCCGCAAAGGCTGGTCCCGTGAGATTATGTGGCGGAATTTCAGTTCCAAGTTCGTGACCAAGACGTACAAAGCGCGCCGAGAGGAACTCCTCCTCGAGCGTGAGAAAAGCCTCATGCCCGCGACCCAACCGTACGTAGAAATCGAAAAGCGTATTCGGGTCCTTGGGACCGAGGCGGCCAAGGTGGAGTTTGAGATGAACAAGTCCCGTGAAAAGTACCGCGAGCTCCGAGACTTGTCAGCGGCTGTTCTCGCGGCCGAGCACGGGCTCCACACCGAATTCGAGGGCACGATCCTTCGGCACAAGTTGGCCTATGAGCAGCACAAGGTGACCGTCACGCTCGACGTGGACCTGAAGCACATCGAGTGGACCCGGAATGCGCTGATCGAGCACTTGCACGGCGGCTCGGTCGAGACGGAGCGCCGGCGGTTCGTGCGAGCCTGTCCCAACAACACGTGCCGTGGGTTCTTGAGCACAGCCTGGAAGTGCGGCATGTGCGAGCTGTGGGCTTGCCCAGAGTGTCACGAGCTCAAGGGGCCTGAAAAGGATGCGCCCCACACGTGTGACCCCGGGAACGTGGCGACGGCACAGCTCCTGGCCAAGGACTCGCGCGGGTGCCCCAAGTGTGCCTCGGCCATCTTCAAGATCAATGGCTGCGACCAGATGTACTGCACGCAGTGCCACACGGCGTTCAGCTGGCGTACCGGCAAGGTTGAGTCGGGCATGATCCACAACCCGCACTACTACGAGTACCAGCGCACGCAGGGCACCGTGCCTCGCAACCCGGGCGATGTGCCCTGTGGCGGGTTCCCGGACTGGGACCAGGTCCGGCGCGCGGTCGGATCACGCATGAGCCTGACGGTGCCGAGCGTCCTACCGGGCGGACCACGCGTGAACCTATCGGCGCCGAGCGTGCCTTCTTGGATAGCAGACGCACACCGGTCGTACACGCACCTCAGGTATGCAGTCATCCCGCGCTACACGGTCGACGCCCGGCAAGACAACCGGGACTTGCGTATGAAGCTCATGCTGCAGGATTTTACGGAGGAGGAGTTCAAGCGTAAAATTCAGCAACGGGAGAAGGCGGCCAGTCGCAAGACTGAGATCCGCCAGGTTTTGGAGATGTACACGACCGTACTGGTCGACCTGTTTCAAAAGTTTATGGAGACCAAGGACGTGGCGGCGCTCGAGCACTCGATTTTCGGCCTGAAGGATCATACGCAAGCCACGCTCAAGACGGTCTCGACGTGGTACCAGAACTGTGCCGTACCGTCGCTCTAGCGCGACTTCTTGGCCAAGTGTTTGCGGACCGCGCTCTGGATCTCGCGGGCCGCGTTGTTGCGGCTCGGGGTCTTCTTCTTTGCAGCGACGGTGACGCGACGGATGTTGCGTGGATAAATAGGACCACGGGTCACGGGGTTGCGCACACCTGGGAGGGGCTCCTTGGGGTTGCGCATGAGCAGGTCGTACTCACCCTTAAAGGTCATGATGAGCTTCCGAAAGACGGCCTTGTCATAGTAGTTGGTCCGACCGGTTGTGCGGTTGCGGAGTTCGTAGACTATGTGGCCTTTTGGAAAGTCAAGTGTTATCGGGTTGACGTAATTCGCTTGTAGAATTACACGTGGTATGGCGGGCATTGCCCTAACTTTATTGATCGCTGCGCTTCGCGCCTTAGTGTATCGGTTATTCCTCTTCTTCTCCCTTTCGGCAAAACTCCCCGCGCCTCTGTATTTCATTTACTATTGCGTGAGAAGAATTTTAGAATGCTCCCAACGCCGGTCTACCACGGGGAGCATTGATCGCCGCTTTCTTCGCCAATTTGTTTCGGTAATTGTTCTCGAGACCTGGTGGCGGCTTTGAAAGTAGCGCCTGAATCTTAGAACGTGCATTCGGAATATTTGCGTGGTCTTTGAGAAAGGTCTGATATGTCACGTCCCAGTTCGACGCCTTCTTGCTCACGAGTCCCAAGAGCCGTGTATTGATGGGTTGGTTGCCTTGTGCTTTGCGTGCATTTGCGACATCCGCCAATGCACGAAGTTGATTGCCCGTGAGGTACTCTATGAGTCGTTGCTGTTGAGTTACAGCTGGTGTGTGTTTCCACACCCAATTAAAGCGCCGCACCTGAGCGTTTTCGTTATTGCTATTTGAATTTGATGCCACGCCGTTAACGGCCTTGTGCCTTATGAGTTGAGCATTCCCACGTAATTTCATTTCAGTATTTCGTGAAGCCAGATTTTGTGCTTTGGTTTTCGGCTTACTGATTGCTATCGCGGGAGGCTTGTTGAACGCATTTCCAAATTTCGGTGCATTTGCTTTTATATGTGCCAGTTGTTCAGCTTTGAATTGTTGCCATTGTGGGTAGTATGCACTCCATCTCTTCATGAACATTCCAGCTGCACGGTAAAATTGTTCCAGCTTGATAATATTGAGCATTGTTATGATTCTAGTGACTATCTCGGGGTTGATTGGAGCATAATTTCTCATACCCGCACCATTGACCGCAGTCACTTGATATCCGCGAACGGACCACGGTGCCGGTGTAAACTCTACATCGGTATTAGTTGATGCGGACCATCCCACGAAATATAGTTTGATATTATCAGGCTGTAAGTTAGTGTTCTCGGAAGCGTTCAACCAAAACTCGAAGAGGTGTTTGCAACGAGCTAGTTGATTGGCTTCCGTTGCTTTGGAAGCTGTATCTTTCTTACCTTGACCCATTTTCATTTCGAAAATACGAATTTCGTTGCTTGTGCGAATAATCACATCGGGTTCGCAATCCACGAGCCCCTTGGCCAACTTTTGGTGGTACAGGTCGGCCCAAGTTACCGGAAGCTGTGGTATGATTCGCGACGTGTCCGTATTAACCCGGTTCAGCTTGAATTTGCACTTGAGATACACCTTCGCTTTTCCCGGAGGAGGCGGTTCTAAGATATGTTGGAATACCGCAAGTCCCTCGTCTACGTTGTATCGTTCGACGTCATAAACCAACGTTCCTTCATCCATAAATCGCATTCCCTGAAATTCGAGGAAAGACCCGTTCGTGATTTGCTGTGATACAAAACCTTTCCATGCTTTCATGAATTTTCTTTGATCTTGTGGATTAAGAATTCGAATCATCAGTTTCGAAGCGTCATTTTCTGAGTTGATGAGTTCGTCTGTGACTTCTTCTGTATCATTTTTGTGCAACTCCCCCCACTTGCCCCCATCTGCGAACATGGCCTTGGCGATTGAAGTTTTTCGGGTATTTAGAGCGGCGTTAACTCGAGCGGCATTAATTTTTGCAGCATTGCGACGTGCGTTTGACAAGTTGCGAGTTGCGCGTCGCGGTCTTTTCTGAGGCGCGTTGTTCAAAACTCCATTATTTGGACCTCGCTTACCGAGGAAAGTGGAATCCATGCTCTTCCCACAGATAAAAACCACGTGCGCTCCTTCTGTAGAACATGGCATCCATCCAGAAGCTCATTGACCGCGTGAACGCCCTCAAGGCTGACCTGAAGGACGCCAACACCGAGCTCAAGGAGGAGCTCGAGGGTACCGTAATCTTCCGTGAGGTCCTGGCTTCGACTCTGGACCAGGCGAACGCCCTGTGCAAGGTGCCCGAGAAGGTGGCCCGGGCTCACGCCCTGAAGGTGGCACAGGCCTCCTACGCGAAGGAGGAGGAGTCCTGAAAACGTGTCGTGTGTCAGTCACCTAAGGGTTCGGGTCTCGTGTCACTCAAACAAGATGGCGCGCGCTCTACTCCACGAGTTTCGGATCGAGTTCCAAGAGGATTTCGGGATGCAGCTCATACTCAACACAGACCGGAACTATTGGGAACTGCACGACCACCAAAGTCCCGAGACGCTCGACGCGCTCGTGGAGTGTGTGAACAGGTGCTTCGAGGACTTTTTCGAGCGGTACCGCGACACTTCAGCCTGGGACGCGATCGACATGTCAAGGGTCACAGTCGTCAACGCAGCCTGGGCCGCTTTGAACCTCCCGTACCCGCGCGACCCGGATCGCTTTTTGCACAAGGTCTGCGACAACATCTTCGATATTATCGACGTCGTCATCGTCACGGACCTTGTGGACCCACTCGAAGAGCTCGAGCAGTCTGCGTCTGTCATCCAGCGCACGTGGCGCCGGGCCATCTCAGACCCAGCCCACGCCACTTGCCGCCGCCGCTTGCTTGTAGAGTTTGAGGGCTTAAACATATGACCCGTGTAATATGCATGTACTGGTTCATCGCCAAGTGCCTTGTGCTCGCCTTCCTTCCCTTTCCCGTCAGCCCGCGCGTGTCTCGTCCCGATCCTCAGGTGACCGCCTGGCTCGTGTCGTGCCAGGGCTTCCGTTCGTGGTACCGGGTCTTCCGCGACTCCCAAATAAAATCGATGTAGACTGTACAGCAGCACAAATGCAGTCCCCATCAGCCCTCGCAAACATGATCGCCCGTGGCGCACTGAAGAACAACCGCGGTCGCACGCTCACGCGTACGAACCTTCCCGAACTTCGGTGGACCGGTACCCGCTACACGTATGTGGCGCGCGTCAAGGGTAAGAAGGTGAAGCGGGCCGTCGTCATGCCCGTCGTGTCGGTGAGCCCGCCGCGCAAGACTCGTAAGGCGCGTGCGCCGCGCGGTCCCCGGGTCTTTAAGGGGGTCGCCACCGACTACGCCAACCGCCTTGTGCGCACGTTCTACCTGACTCCCCGTGATGCCTATGTCCTCCGGGTCGACGGGAAGGGGAGCCTATACAGCCGCAAGGCACGCTACATGGAAGGTTCGCTCATCACGAACCTCACCAACGTGCCCTCGAAGATTCGCCCCAAGCGCATTCCGCGCCGGGCCTACAAGCCCCGTCAGTAGATGGAAACGTGTCTTGGCCGCGTTAAGCCTCCCGAACCGCACCACGAACTAACCATGTCGGTCAATAGCGCACTCGTCTTCAAGGGCATCAACGAGTGCGTCCGGAACATCCGGAGCATGACTGTTCCTATATCAGATGAAATCGATAAACTTGAGATTCTCCGTGAGATCCTTCACTCGGTCAGTAATTTTGAATCCAAATTACTAAGCGAGCTAGACGTCGACTAATTTGTTCTTGAAAATAACAAGCAGCCCACGGTAGCACCGCTCCGAGGCGAGCGAGTCCTTGTTAAATAGAAAGTGGCTCAGGTTTCGCTCCTGGGTCTTGTCCAGAATCTTCTTGAGGTTCGGGAACCAGAACTCGCCATTCTCGGGCGCCTTGACACACACGTCGTGATAGATCAAGATCCCGTTGTCGTTGAGGAGATTGTCGAACACGTACTCGAACCATTTTTCGGTATTGAAATGGTCCGCGTCACTGAAGATGAAGTCCCATTTGGTTTTGGCACTAAACACAAAGTCGTGCTCGTTCGAAACGACGATGGTGGTCCGGTTATTCTTGAACTCTGAAAGGTCAGGGGGCGCCTCGCCTTTTTCGCGCCAATCGAGCCAGTTGTCGACCATGGTGTACTTGGCAGGAGGTCCGTACTCGTTGGTCAGTTGACCGGACTCGTTATAGTCCAGAGCCTCCTGGATCTTGCGCGCAGTGAAGCCGCTCCCGAAGCCGAGCTCAAGTACATCCTTGGGCTTGTGGCACTTGACGAGGTTGGCGATGAGGTCACCGTGGCAAAAGTCAACCTGAACAGGGTTCATTAAGTTAAACTGTGTAGGTGCCTTTAACTTGAGTTTGTACCTTCTCTAGACGCACACGTCGACCGGTTCGTGCTCGTCTCGTCGGCTATTCAGTACATCCTGAGAATCTCCTTGATGACTTGGGCGCGAACCACGTCGTCATCAGTAAACTTCATATGTTTGATGTTCTCAGACTCGGGATCGATGCGCTCCACGAGATCCGCTAGGCCGTTACCGTCGAAACCACGATCGTGTTGATCGCCGTCACCGGCAATCACCATTTTCGAACCTTCACCGATTCGAGTGAGCAACATCTTCATCTGACTCGGTGTGGAGTTTTGCATCTCGTCGCCGATGATCCATGCATTATCGAAAGTTCGACCACGCATGTACGCCAAAGGGCACACCTCTATTTTTTGATCATACATCATCTCGCTCACCTTCTTCGGTGTAAAGTAACGGTGCAGGGCGTCGAACATAGGGCGGGTCCACGGCTCCATCTTCTTGTTCAAATTCCCTGGCAGAAATCCGTGCTGCTCGTCGACGCTGACAGCCGGACGGGTCAGGATCAGTCGCTGAACCTGGCCAGAGATCAGAGCCTTCGATCCCACTTGGCACGCGAGGAGGGTCTTTCCCGTTCCCGCGGGTCCTGTGCCGACGACGACCGGGGCGTGACCCGACAGGAGCTCGATGTACCGCTTCTGGTTCAGAGTCCGCGCCTTGATCATTTTGATTGACAAGGGGTTGCAGACTTTATCAGGTGGCAAAATTCAAAGGTGGATCAAAATTCGTGTGATCTCCTGGCCACATAAGCCCACCCGACTTGGAGAGGTCAACACGTGTCTCAGCGCCCTCAACCAAATGGCGGAAGTCTACTACTCCCTCTTCAAGTTTGATCAGCCCAATTACGTCTCTCGGTCGAATTGCTTGGTTCGCATGAGCAACCACATCACAGGCTCTGAGCTGTACAAGATTGTCAAGTACTCTCCTGGACGCTGGGAGATGGGCCAGGTCATATGGACTACGCGCAAGGGGATCAACTCGACCGACATCACACCGGAAGAGAAGGTGGATCTCGAGCGTATTCGCAAGACGGCCGACTACTACAACACTGAACGTGATCACCCCAACCCCGATGCGCCGTTCATGGCTGCCCAGGCTCTTTGGCGCGCCTACACGATAACCCTCAACATGAATGTCGACTTCAAGAGTCTTTTCGTCATTCAGGACCCGTGGATTATCAACGCGGGACTCATGGTTTTGGCCGAGGTTCGGTGCCACGAGTTGATGGAGACTATGATCAAGCTCGGGGCTAACGTCCATGACGCGCGCAACGGCTACAGCATCCTCGAACTCGTTCTGACTGGTATCGGGTACGATGAGCGCAAGAAGGTGAAGGAAATGGTCGAGTGTGTCAAGATCCTGTGCAAGTATGGAGTGACTGCAAGCGACATAACCCATGATGACGTCAAGGTATACTGCAAGGAGTATGCCAAGAAGTCGGCATATATGCGCGCCTTCATGAATGTGTAATAACATCCCGAGTCTTCCCAATTTCACTTCAAAATTGCACAAAACCACCCAACTAGAGAGCTCGCCCGGCGTCGAACACCGCCCGTGTCTCGTCGAGTTTCAGTTAGAGTCTTACCCACTAGAAATACAAGCACACTAATAATGCAGGCACTGTTCAAGTTTCGCGCCGTACCGAGGAGCTTTGTTCGATCCTTTTCAATGGGGAAACCCTATTCGGGGGAAGATTACGAGCCAACTCGTATAGGGCATTCTCAAACGGATGTTAAGGAGCAAAAGTCGGTAAGCGCTCCGACAACGAAGAAGTTCACAAAGGCGTTTCAACACTACCTTGACATAAGGCTCACCTATGAGGAAATGATGAATCAGTCCGATGCTGAGAAGAAAAAGTCCATGGTAGACAAGTAACTTTACGGTGACGTCGACGGGTTACGGAGACATCGCGCCCACGAGCGTGCGCGCGCGGCTTGTGTCGTCGGCTATTCAGCTCACGGTGATGTCGCTCCTCATAAAGCGCGTGCTCG